CTTACTCATCGTCTTGCTCATCCTTGCGTCTGTTATTGTACGCCATGGGATTAGCTGTCCGTGAATCAGCCGTTTTTATCCACGCCAGCACGTCCTTTTTCTTGATTATTTTTAACGTACTCATGTCCAGCTTGCGTAGTCCGTCAATAGATACGCCGTTGCAGTCAAATATACTGCCCGTTATCTCGTCAACATACATTCGCTTGCCGTCCATCACTGCATCAGCATAAACACGCCCAATTTGTACATATTTCACAATCTCCATCCTGCCTATGCTGTTTGGTGCGATGGCCATTAGTCGGATTGCGTTAGCTGTTAGGGCATAGCAATCGGATGATATTAGCTTTATGTTTATCGTGGTCATTTATCACCTTTCAGTAACTCAACCATAACAATACTAGCTTGCATTAGCAATTCGTCGATAGTCGCATTTAGCGCGGATTCGTTTACTATCATCTCTAGTTCTATGCCACCGTATGACCATGTTAATTTATACATTTTTCACTTTCAAAGTAAAAAGCTCCATCGCTGTTTTGTTTATCGGCCTGTCGCCAGCTTCCCACTTTTGCCAGGCGATAAGCGATACGTGCACCATGTCAGCGCACGCTTTCTGCGTCAGTCCTAGCGATTGACGCAGTGTTTTTAGTTCTGCACCTGTATTGATTTGTTTATTTGTTTGCACAGTGTAAAACCTGATTTTTTGCTTTTTGATTAAGCCCTGAATAAAGCTCCTCAACCATAGCACCGTAGTAGCCAGCGCCTAGCACGTAGTTAAACGCTTCTTCTATAGTTGAGCCATTAGAGATAAAAGCCATTAAGCGAGCTGATATTGCTGCGTTTTTTAGTTCTTTCATTTTATGATCCTTATTAAGTCGCCCGTAGGCGGCTGTTGATTAGTTAGCTCTGACTATTGGCGCCATGCTGTATGAACCCCAAGGCTTGATGAATTCAGCGCCGTCATATTCTTTGGTGCGGAAAACTTCACCCTTGTTAGTTGTAACTGTTTTAGCTGTGCGTTTAGCTATTGTTACGCTGATAATGCAGTCATGATCGCAAACGCTGCGGGTTGTGTATGTTTTGCCAATTTGAAAAGTAATCATTTTGTTAATCCTTTGCTTATCCGCCCGTAGGCGGTAGGTTGTTAGTTGAAATATTTAACCGCTTCAGTTTTCAGTTTTTCGGTTAGTTCTTCAAAACCACATTCGCTAGGAATATCGTACTCGGTAACAATAACAACTTCATCATCAACCAAGTGAATACCAAGGATTCCGAAGCTGGCAATTTCTTGGTTATTAGCGATTAACTTTTCAACTTTGCTATTTGATAAGTAAGAAACATTCATTTTGATTTCCTTTAATTGCCAGGCTTAGATATTTGCTTGCCCGATGAATGGATTATATACTCTGTATATAAATAAGCAAGCATTATTTTGTATTTATTTTTTTACTATCTATTTTTACCATGTTTTGCGTCCATTCTTTTTTGCCAATCTTTTTGACAGAACGTATCACAAAATAAGCCAGCATCTAGTTGTTCCTGGCAATTGTAGCACTGGCCAGAATATGCCAACTTTACCGCCGTGGCGCGTGTTTGGCTGATAGCCGCATCTCGGTACTTTTGCTCTAACTCGCTTGCCCTATCGAATTCATCCATTTTTACGACCCTTCCAAATTTTTATAACCATGCGTTCGACCTCATCTGCATACTTATCACCGTGTAATTTTTTCCAGTAATCCAAACACTCACGGCGGTATTCCTTAGTTTTGCTCGATATTAAAAAAGATGCGGCTTCTGTCACTTTAAGCATCGGTTCGCAAAGCATCTTTAGCTGATTTCAAACTCGCAGAATGATATTTTTTAGGTTTTTCAACAATCGCTCGCGCCCATGCTTTGTAATCACGTTTTTCAGTTCCTAGCCGTGCGCTCAGCTCTTTAACGTGTTTTTCTATTTGCTCTGGGTTTGGAACGGTATGACCTGGCGCTGGCAACTGTACACGATACTCAGGGATTGCGTCAGTTTTGGCATTTGCGATTGCGTTAGCCCATCGTGTCTTGATCTGCTCCCACGATAGATTATTCAAGTCGAACTGACCTATCGACACCGCCGCCCAGTATATCTCTGCCCTACTCCATCTGTCGCGCTGATTGCCTTGTAACCTGATTCGCATTTGCTCGCACGCCTCAGCCCATTCTGTGCGATTGTCGATGGGCGGTCGGCACGCCAACTTAAATTCATCGCAGCTTGGCGGATAAGTGAATTGTTTTACAAGTCCGCGTTTAATCTCGCCTGGCGAATACCCTGCCAGCTCCTCAGCCCATACCTTTTTGGCATTCTCAACACCAACATCATCACCCGAAGCATTTAGCTTTCCAGCACGGTACTTGTCTAAAAATGGATTTCCAAAACGTCCATGCAGCCGCATGAAAATACGCTCTGTCCACGATTCAGGAAGTGGATCAAACTCTTGTAAATTCTGCGTCAATTGCATGTTCATTTTGATTCACTCCGTTCAGGTGTCCAATGTGCTCGTCTTTGAAGATTGACCGCGCTGCCGCTTGCCTTCCAGCTTCTTTGGAATTTTCTGGTGATGCCCTTCTAGGTGATTGTCGCTGTATGGTTGGTAATCCATCCTCCCAAAGCTTTCCGTTCAGGTATGTCATCGGCGCAGGCTCAAATCCAGAAATCCATTTTTCGGTTGTTTTCAATACTGCAATATGAGAAATAATTGTTTCAGCTATAGAATCTAAATTCTTCGCTTTCCAGTTAGCCAAGCATTTCGCTTTTTGGGTTTTGCGATCTGTTGAAGGCCAGATATTCCAAAATTCGTCAAAGCGTAAACAAGTACGTTCGTTAGAATCTGACGATATATTATTATCTTCTTTATCTGTATCTGTATCTGTATCTGTATCTGTATCTGTATCTGGCGTTCGTTTGCGTTCGTATTGCGTTCGGTTGCGTTCGTTTGCGTTCGGTTTTTCTGTAATTGGTGATTTTTTAGCCTCTCTCCATGCTTTTGAACGCTGTGCTCCACCATCTTCGCGCTCAACTTGTCTTTTAGACCAGCCAGAAATTTTATCTCCATCCAAAACACGTCCTTGCATAGCTGTGATAATTTCATCTACCTGATCACATTCCAAATCAAGTGCGCTTGCAATATCTTCATTAAACACGTTTTGCGTTCGTCCGCGTTCGGTTGCGTTCGATGCGTTTACTAGTAGGTGCATATAAACCGAAATTACCGCAGGGATCGATTGTTTTGATACTCGAGCAATAGTTCTCCACTTCGGATCATTAGGCATATCGTGCCATAGTCGCAACCAAGATGTAGCCATTACTCATCACCTTCACTCATCGCAGCCATTTCATCCATAACAGACTTGTAAATTTTAGGTTTTCTGTACCTGATCAGCTCCAGACAATCAGGCGGTATTGAGTTAATGCGCCACTTGCTTACTGCTTGCGCAGATTTCCCCATAATTTTTGCGGTAGCTTTAGTTCCGCCTAGCGCGTCTATCATTTTATTAGCTAATATATCCATCTTCTGTCCTTATTGTTAAGTTGCACCATAATCATAAACTATATTTTAATAAATGGGAATAAAATTATTTTAATTTTTGAATAAAAAAAAGTTGATTATTTAATTTAGATAATTTACTATTCTTCAACGGTTACAAATTTCAACGAGTGAATAGGAGTTAAAAATGTACAAAGGCAAATACGGCATAACGCAACAAAGCGGACGCTACACACGCAATGATTTCAATCCCGATCCAGAGAACACGCCGATATTCCGTGCGATATTCTGGTCGCTAATTGTTGGGGTCATTGTTTGCGTAGCTTTGGGGTGGATGATATGAACAAAACAGATTGGGTAACTAAAAGGGTTACAGAGTTGATGTTAGGACGCTACCGCTGGAACGGCGTAGATAATATGCGCTACTGGCTGGAAAGCTTAAACGAGGCGGAGGCTGAAATTGTGGAAGATCAGATCAGTAACCTTAATTTTGGTGCGCTTAAACAGCAAGTGTTCAGCTACGCATGGACATCAGCATACGATGTCGCAGTTTATGAGCTTGAACGTTTTGAGGAATTGCAAAAACATGAGCAAAATATTGGCGGGGTGGCGAGATGAGTAATTCACTCGTTATTAAAAAAGAGAATTTGCCAGCAATGGCAATGGACGAAACTGAACTGATGAATGTTTTGCGTAACTCGCTTTACCCAGGGGCGCAGGACGAATCTATCAAGCTGGTAATAAGTTATTGCAAAGCGTCAGGACTTGACCCAATGCAAAAACCTGTTCATATCGTTCCAATGTACACATCAACAGGAAAAAAAGACGCAAAAGGCTATGATATTAAAGCGATGCGAGATGTAGTAATGCCAGGCATTGGCTTGTATCGCACTCAGGCTGCGCGATCAGGGCAATACGCTGGGGTTAGCGAGCCAGAGTTTGGAGACGATGTAACAGAAGGTTTAGGCGATGCAAAAGTGACATATCCAAAGTGGTGCAAAGTGATCGTAATGCGCCAGATGGAAAACGGCACGATTGTTGAATTTTCAGCCAAGGAAATATGGAAAGAAAACTACGCAACAAAAGGCAAGGATAGCGCAACACCTAATTCAATGTGGCTTAAACGCCCTTATGGACAAATTGCAAAGTGCGCAGAAGCGCAGGCATTGCGCAAAGCCTTTCCTGAGTTTGGATCACAACCTACCGCCGATGAAATGGAGGGGAAAACCTATGATGACGGCGCGACTACTTATGTGAACACAAAAGTAACGCCAGCCAGCGCAGCAGCATTAAGCATTGCAGATGGTTATGAAGATTATGAGATTGAGCAATTGCCATTGCTTGAAGCAGTTGCAAAAAACGGAAGTAAGGCGCTTGAATCAGCTTTTAAGTCGTTGGATAAGTCACAACACAAAGCTGCTTTATGGACTAAACATAGCGTAGAACTAAAAGAAACAGCCGCCTCATCTGATTTTGTAATAGATATTGAAAAAGTAGAGGTGATCAAATGAATGCAATATCAAAGATGGAGCAGCGCACGCCTGAATGGTTTGAGTGCCGCTTGGGTAAGGTAACAGCAAGTAAGATAAATGATGTAATAGCTGTTCTAAAATCAGGCGGGGAAGCGGCAACACGTAAGAATTATCGCGCCCAACTTGTATGTGAACGACTAACAGGTATAAAGCAAGATACGTTTATCAATTCGGCAATGCAATGGGGAACAGATGCAGAGCCGTTAGCAAGAGCCGCGTATGAAGCTTATACAGGCGACATGGTGCATGAGATAGGTTTTATTGACCATCCGTATATAAATATGTCAGGCGCGTCACCTGATGGATTAGTTGGTGAAGACGGGATGGTCGAGATTAAATGTCCGAACACATCAACTCACATGGAATGGCTAATTTCAGGAGGCGCACCCACTGAACATCATAACCAGATGTTATGGCAAATGGCTTGCTCTGGTAGGAAATGGTGTGACTTTGTAAGTTTTGATCCACGTATGCCGACTGATCTACAGTTAATGATAGTTCGCTTCGAGTGCGACGATTCTAGGATAGAGGCAATTACTCAGTCTGTTATTAAATTCTTGTCTGAGGTAGACGATATGATTGACAAGTTAACGAAATTACAACACGCAGCATAACTAAAGGAAAAATAATGGCAAACGACTTAAATCAATGTAATTTTATAGGCAGACTTGGTAAGGATGTAGAAACTAGATATATGCCAAGCGGTGACGCAATATCTAGTTTTAGTATCGCAATAGGTAGCCAGTGGAAAGATAAAAATGGCGAAAAGCAAGATTCGACTGAATGGGTGAATGTTTCCGTATTTGGGAAACTTGCAGAAATTTGTGGTAAGTATTTAGAAAAAGGTTCTCAGGTGTTTGTATCTGGACGTATGAAAACCGACAAATACACGGACAAAGAAGGTATTGAGAGATATTCAACTAAGATTATTGCCGACAAAATGCAGATGTTAGGAAGCAAATCAAATGGTGATCAATCTGAAAATAAGCCATTGGAAGATCAAGCAGCGCGTAAACCTTATGGCTTTGATGATATGGATGATGATACAATACCATTTTGAGGAGGCAAAGCAATGAATGTAGAAGTAGAGTGTTATAGAAAACACAAAAACCTAAAAATTGCAGCGCAAGAGCTTGGAATTCCATGGCAATCATTATATGTTCGTCTTAAAAAACTTGGTGAGCCAGTTACGGGTGATAAGTTGAGGTACGGAACAGATAGGGATCGCCTTGGAGTTTTGGCAGAGCAGGAATTTAAAAGACTTGTTCCTTTTGCAATAGACAATAATCTAAGTAAATTTCAAGCTAACTATGATTTTACTGTCGGCAAATTTAAGATTGATGTTAAAGCCTCATTACCAAAGCAAAAACACAAAAGATTTGCAGCATTATCTTGGTCTTTTTCTTTAAAAAAACAAACGCTAATATGTGATTTTGTATGCTGCTTCTGTTTAAGCGAAGAAAAGGAAATAGAACATATATTGCTTGTTCCGTCTGAGTTTTTTAAAGGAATACAAACGGTATCTGTTTCACGCAAAGCAAATAGTAAATGGCTTGATTATTCTATACCAGCAGAATCTCTATTAAGTTTCTTTTCAGAAATGCAGTAAATTAAAAACAGCGCATCTACATGGTGCGCTGCTAGGAGATGAAAATGATATTTAGTGAGTGGTGGGAAGAAATTGGAAGCAGCATCGTTCCAAAAAATGATGAAGATCATGAAGAACATGCACGAGTAGTTGCAAGGATGTCATGGGAAGCATGTGTTGAAGAGTGTGCAAAAGTTTGCGATAAGCAAGATGGAATTCATAACACAATTTATTCTTTTGCTATAAGAAGTGGATTATGAAAGATTACAGCGAAATCATGCAAGACCTGCCACAGCTTCAACGTGAGCGCGAAGATGCTTTGCGGGGTGAGGATTGGTATAGGGCAGCCAAACTAACTATCAATATTTGGGAAATTGATAGTTTGTTACTCGCATGGCTTATAGAAAAAATTTTGAAGAAGTGAAGGAATAATAAAATGAATGATAAATTTGATTTACAACGAGCAATTGATGGTGAGCCGATTGAAAAAGAATGTGGAACTACAGTGTCATTTGTTGCGTATATACCTACTGCAAAAGCAGACAGGCAGTTAATCGTGCAGGATGGTGATAATGTATTAGCGTATTATGCAAACGGAAGATATATTACCCCATCTATCAGTAGTCCTTTCGACCTTCGCATGAAGTCAGTAGTAAAGCAGATTGACTGGGCTAAGCTGCCAATTGATACGCTTGTTACCGTTGATACTTGCTTAGTACCAGGCGAAAGTATGGTGCTATGTTACAGTTCGTTTAGTAAAGGTATGGTGTGCTGTTACAGAGGTGGTGCGACCTCAAAAACTGTGGATAGAGACTTAGAAGTATTTGAAGTTAAACCAAGTAACGTGCAGATTGCACAAAACCAACCTTGGACAGTCTGGCAAGGAGGTGATTGTCCGCTACCTGACGGGCTGGAGTTTGAGTACATGATTCATGGTGACCCCTGGCAGGCAATAGTTTGTACAGAAAGCGCAAGCGCATATTTGTGGCAGCCTAAGCTAATTTATGCATTCCGACTAACCGGCAATGTATTGGTAGGGTATTCGTTATGAGTGAGATAACAAAATATATGGTTACAGGGCTTGGTATAAATCTTGCTAACAACTCAATTATCGCAGGTTATGACGAAGTTACAGATTGCGAACAACCTATTTGCATGTGGAGTGATGTTGAACCAATCATCCAGCGCAACAAAGAGCTTGAAGCCGAGCTTGCACGGCTACGTGAGCAGGAGCCAGAGTATTACGTTAGCACAGAGGAAGAAAGAGATATTGCGCTAAATACGCTGGCAGAGATGTTTGAAAGCGCCGAAGAATCAGAAGGTGAAGATGGGATGCTAATGTCAGTCGATATTTCTTTGTGGAATGAGGGATGTGAAGCACTTGAAGTTTTAATCGGCGGTGAAGATGACGTTGAACCGAAGCCAGCACAAGATATATCATCATGGATGGTTGATGATGATATAGGTACTAATTTGTGTGACGTATGCGGTAATCCTGTACGGTATGGAAGTCGTCACCACATGTGTGGACAAGATTTCAAAGACGTGATTCCTGCCATAAACGCACAGATACCAGCCGAACTTGTGGAATGGGCTAATAACGACGAACCCAACCTTGAAATGGATGATAGCGCAGATGTTGCACTTGAGAAAATAGTGCGTAATGAGTGCCGAGCTTTCGTTAGATCACAACTTGAAAAAATGAAAGGTAAACCATGACCAAAGCGGCAGAATGTGAGGTTACGAAATGAACTACGGAATATATAAATTGGGAATTATCGTTAAGCCAGAAGGAGAACCAATTTACAGCGAGATGGCTACGAACATTACTATTGATGATGCATCAGGCGGCGTGTTTGTTTGTATAACTCAAAATACCGAAGATAGCGGGAAGATTTTAATCAATCCTAACGAATGGCCTGTGATTAAAGCTGCTATTGATGAGATGTTCGTAGAGTGTTCTAGGATTGATAGCGAAATGGCTATAAGTGAGGTTAAACTATGAAAGTAAAAATGACTGTTGATGAGGCATTAGAGTTTGCAGATGAGTGGATGCAAGGAATGTCATTCTATGAAGGTTCACAAGGATGGCGTGTAGTATGTATGGTTCTTGCTTCTGAGGTTAGGCAGCTACGCGAAGAAAAATTAGTGCAGACTATCAATAGTAAGGT